TCGCTGGCCAATGCTACGTTTACGAGCGCGACCATTACGACGCTCACGAGCACTTCGGCTGGGATTACGACGCTCTCCAGCGGGTCTTTGACGGCTACGAATCTGACGGCGACGAGCGGTACGGTAACTACGCTGACTTCGACTTCGGCTGGCATTACCAACTTGTCCGTGAGCAGTCTGACGGTCAGTAGTTTGTCCTTGGCCAATGCCACGTTTACGAGTGCTACGATCACGACGTTGACCAGCACTTCGGCGGGCATTACCACTGCGTCCGGTACTTCGTTGCGGTATAGCAGCGCGGACATTACGACGCTGACGAGCGGGTCGTTGACGGCTACGAACTTGACGGCGACCAGTGGCACGGTTACCACACTGACGGCGACTTCGGCGGGGATTACGAACCTGTCGGTTTCCAGCCTCACGGTCAGTAGCTTGTCGCTGGCTAATGCGACCTTTACGTCGGCCACGATTACGACCCTGACGAGTACGTCTGCTGGGATTACGACTCTAAGCAGTAGCTCGGCTACGTTGACCAATTTGACCTCGACCAGCGGTACGGTCACGACTCTGGCGGGCACCAGCGCAAGCATTACTAATCTGTCTCTGGGCAGTCTGGTGATCAGTTCTACGACTCTGGTGACCAATCTAAACGCCGATTTGCTGGATGGACAGCACGGCAGTTATTATCTGAACTTGGCTAACGCCACAGGCAATTTAAGCGGAGGCACCTACTAATGCCCACGATTCTTCTGAAGAAAAGCGACACTCCGGGTTCAGTTCCCGGCACGGCTAACCTGACCAATCTGGCAGGGGGCGTTGAAGTCGCGGTCAATACCGCTGATAAGCGCGTTTACTCCATGACCTCCGCAAGCGCTGTGATTGAGCTGGGTACGAACCCCAGCAGTCTGACTTGCGCGGACGTTTCGGCAACGGTATTTCGGTCTGCTTCTGCCACGATCACCAACCTGATTGCCACTTCCGCCAGCATCACGACGCTGACTAATAACCCGACTTTTGGTGCTGGCACCGCCAACGGCGTGTTGTATTTAAACGGCAGCAAGGTGGCGACGAGTGGGACGGCGCTGGTGTTTGATGGGACGAATTTTAGTTCTACTGGGCCAATTACCGCTAATAACTCAAATTCAAGTGCTGTTGCTTTAGTTGTTAAAGGCGAAACCGGAAACGGGATACGTCAAAATTTCATTGGGCAAGCAGCAAGCGGTCAATACAACTGGCAGATTGGAGCAAGCAATGTTGCCGCTGGTGCCTTTGCAATTATTCCATCAACTGCGGCAGATGGAACTACGTTCAGTACTCCAGCAATTCTTGCAACCGGAACCGGAAACGTCGGCATCGGCACGGCGAGTCCGGCGGCGAAGTTGCATGTTTCTGGTCAATCTCGCGTAGCAGACAGTTCTAACGCCGCCAATTACATGACCTTCGGTGTCGGAGCAAACGCGCCATTCGGTAACGCAAGTATCTCTACGACTACAGCAGGACTTTCAATTGTTGCTGAAGGCGCTGGCAACATGACATTCCTCAACAATGGCAGTGAAGCCATGAGGATTGACACCGCAAACAACCTCGGCCTCGGGGTCACGCCGAGTGCGAATACGCTTGGAAAATCACTTGATCTTGTTGGAAATGGCGGTCTTTGGTCTTATAACAATACAGTTTATTTGACAGATAACGCATACTTTAATTCTGCTTGGCTTTACAAGACTACAAACTATGCGTCAATGTATAGTTCTGGCGCTAGTGGTACTCACCAATGGCTCACCGCCCCCTCCGGCACCATAAACACCGCGATCTCGTGGACGCAGGCGATGACGCTGGATGCGTCGGGCCGGTTGCTTGTCGGTGACACAACTCCGCGCACGGTGCTTAACAAAACGATTGAATTGAGCAGCGCAGGAACCAGCGCCAACCAATGCTCAATCTTCGTCAATCAATATGTTGCAGCCGGAAACGCCGAAAACACCGGGTATTTGACTTTTCAAAGGTCTGGCTCCGGCACGCTCGGTACAAACTCCATTGTTGCCTCTGGCGACAGACTTGGAATGGTGCGGTTTAGCGGCGCAAACGGAACGGACTACAACTCTGCCGCTGAAATCTACGCTGAAGTAGACGGAACTCCCGGTGCATCAAGTGATATGCCGGGAAGGCTTGTTTTTGCCACTACGTCAGACGGCGCTGGCGGCACTACCGAACGCGCACGCATCACGGCGGGGGGCTATTTCAAGGCGAGTAATGATGGGACGTACAGAAATGCGGCTGGCGTGTACCATGAATTGCGTAACAGCGATGGAAGCAATCCAACCGTTTTTGTTACAAATTCAAATGCAAGCACCCCGTATGGAATAGCGGTTGAATTTACCGCAGCGGCTCCAGATAACAATACTCAGTTTTTCTTTAGGGCCGAAGATAATGTCGCTATCCGTTGCTATATTTGGGCAGACGGTGACCTCGCAAACCACGACGGCGTATACGGCACTATCTCTGACGAACGACTGAAACAAGACATTGTAGACGCCAGCAGCCAGTGGGATGACCTCAAGGCAATTCGGTTCCGAAAGTATCGGATGAAGACCGACGTAGAGGCCAACCCCGACGCGCCTGCAATGTTTGGCGTGGTGGCGCAGGAACTCGCGCAAGTTTGCCCCGGCTTGGTTGACGAACACCCGAACATGAAGACGGTGGAAGTCACAGACGAGGAAGGCAACGTCACGCAGACGCAAGAGCCGGACGGCACCACGACGATGACGGTCAAGTCGTCCATCTTGCTGATGAAGGCAGCAAAAGCCCTGCAAGAAGCAATGGCGCGTATCGAACAGTTGGAAGCCGACATGGCTGCGCTGAAGGCTAGTGCATGAACACCGGCCTACTGATCCTCTATGTCCTTCTGCAAGCCGCTGACGTTTACACGACGCTGACGGTACTCAAGCAAGGCGGGCGGGAACTGAACCCCGTGCTGGCGAAACTCTTTGCCAAGTTCGACCCGCTGGCCGTGATGGTCGGCATCAAGTTGGTCGGCGTGTGGGCGTTGTGGTACGTCGATATGTGGATGCTCACGCTCGCGGCGGGTGTCGTGTATGCGTATGTTGTGAATCAAAACTATGGAGTAATGACCCGTGGACGTTGAACTGAAAGTATCGCTTGAGGAAGCCGTTGCCATCGTGAACCTGTTGGGGTCACTCCCGACCTCGCAGGGCGCACACCCGCTCTGGGCCAAACTCAAGGAACAGGTTGAGCCGCATCTGCCAAAGGAAGAACCGAAATGACCACAATCACTTGGAACATCAGCCAACTGAACTGCTTGCCGCAAGCCCCAGAGGGCGCGGATTACGTCGTCACGGCGCACTGGCAGTGCAACGGCGTGGATGGCAACTACTACGGCAGCGTCTATAGCACCTGCTCGTTCCCGGTCGTGGAGGGTACGTCCTTCACCCCGTATGCCAATCTCACGCAGGATCAGGTGCTGGGCTGGATTTGGGCGAGTGGCGTGGACAAGGACGCTACGGAAGCCGCTGTAGAGCAGCAAATCCAGAACCAGATCAACCCGCCGATTGTGACCCCGCCGCTGCCGTGGGCTACGCCATGACAACCGTGCAGGAACTGGAAGTCACGGTAACGAGCCACATCGACGTATGCTCGGTGCGGTACGAGGCCATCCATGCGCGTCTGAAGCGGCTGGAGAAACTTGTAATGACGGTCGGCGGCACGATCATCGTGATCCTGCTGGGTGCGCTGGGAACCATGACCTCTATGCTGGTGGAAGCCATCAAATGAACGACGACATCCAACTGCTCAAGGTACAGATCAAGGCTGAACTTCAGCGGCTTGAGGCCAACAGCAGCGCCAAGGATGTGGCGGGTAAGGCTATCGGAAAACACGGACTGGCCTATATCACCATCATCGTGGTGATCGGAGTCCTGTCGAGCCTTGCATTGGATAGCGACAAGATTGCAGCCGTGATGGGGTTGTTGGGTGCCTCATTGACCGCGCTGATTTCGATGCTGAACGGCATTGCAGGCACGGTTGAGAAGGAAGAAAAGCCAGAGTTTGAAGTCATCAAGAGCCTTATCACCAAGTTGGACAAACTGGATCGCAAGGAGCAGCCCATGCGTGTAGACGTAGAGGGCGACCATGTAACCGTGACCAAGGGCGATGACGTAGTGAGGGCAAGCAAATGATGACGATGATTAGCACGTTCCTGTCGTTCCTTGCGGGTGGCTTGCCAAAAATTCTGTCTATCTTCCAAGACCGGCAGGACAAGAAGCACGAACTGGCCCTTGTCGCAGCGCAGCGTGAGCGTGAACTGGCCCTCGCAGAACGTGGCTTTATTGCACAGGCACGGGTCGAGGAAATCAAACTGGAGCAAATCCAGACGCAGACCGCAGGTGAAGAGCGTCAGGCTCTTTACGCCCACGACATTGAGATCGGCAAGGGTGCAAGCCAGTGGATGATTAACCTGCGGGCCAGTGTGCGCCCGGTTGTGACCTATATTTTCGTTTTGGAGTTGGTCGCGCTGAACGTGGCTGGTGTGTGGTACGCCTACACAACTGGTATCCCGTTTGCTATTGCAATGGAGAATGTTTTCTCAGATGACGAGATGGCAATCCTAGCCAGCATCATTGCGTTTCATTTTGGTGGAAGGGCTTTTGGAAAGTGAAAGTCTCCGCCGCTGCCATTAAAACCATAAAATGCCACGAGGGCGTCAAGACGCGGCCTTACCAATGTCCGGCATTAATTTGGAGCGTCGGCGTAGGCCATGTCATTGATCCCTCGCATATTGCGGTGAAGTATGAAGAGCGGCGCAGTCTACCGATACCCGCAGGCTGGGATCGCACACTCACGATGGACGAAGTGGACGCTATTTTGGCTCAAGACCTTGCGCGGTTTGAGCGCGGCGTGGCCCGACTTTGCCCTGCTGCTCTTGGTAATCAAGGGATTTTCGATGCTTTGGTTTCCTTCAGTTTCAACGTGGGCCTTGGGAATCTGCAACGCTCTGGGCTGCGGATGAAAACCAACCGGGGCGACTTTGACGAGGCCGCAGACGAGTTTCTCAAATGGACTAAAGCTGCTGGTAAAGTTCTACCCGGCTTGGTTAAGCGCAGAAAAGACGAACGTGCCATGTATTTGTCGGGAGTTGTGTAATGCCTGCTTCGATGACTTTTACCAGCTTACAGTCCGACATTCGCAACTACCTTGAGCGAGGCGGAGCGACTGACCCTATTGTTTACGATCAGATTCCTCGTTTAATTACTTTAGCTGAACGACGAATTGCGCGTGAACTTAAGATCCAAGGGTTCCAGAATGTCGTGACAATGGCGATGCAAACCGGCGTTGCGGTGTATGCCAAGCCTGATCGGTGGCGCGATACGGTCAGCATTAACTACGGCACTGGTACTGGAAACAATACTCGGGTTCCTGTTTTCCCGCGTTCTTACGAGTACATCAGGCAGTATTGGCCGAATGAGACCGAAACTGATGCACCAGAGTTCTACGCGGATTACAACTATCAGTATTGGATTTTTGCGCCGACACCAGACGCGACCTATCCGGTAGAGATCCTTTATTACGAACTGCCGCCGCTGCTGGATGAGGCGAATCAGACCAACTGGCTTTCTGAGTACGCTCCGAATCTGCTGCTGTACGGGGCCCTTGTTGAGGCAACGCCCTTTGTCAAGGATGACCAACGTGTGCAGCTTTGGCAGTCGTATTATGATCGTGCGCTGGCGGCGTTGAACGGCGAAGACTTGCAAAAGATTGTTGATCGGTCTACGAACCGGCGCGAGGCATAACCATGACCGCATCCTTTACACAAACTTTCGGCGGCACGACTCTTTATCCAAGTGATGTCTCGTATCGCTATGTATCTCTGACCATTAGTCAGACTGTGGATTGGCCTTTAGAGACTGCTCCGACGAACGACGTTGTGGCGTCCATCATGGACATCAATGCTACGACAACGAGTCTGGTCATTACGATGCCGGATGCGACTGAGGCATCCACGGGCCAGACGGTGCTCTTTAACAACGTGGGGTCAAATACCTTTACGGTTAAGACGAGCACTGGCGTGCAGATTTGCGCACCGACTTCTGGTAGTACGTTTCAGATTTACCTGACTGACAACAGCACTGCTGCGGGCACATGGCGGTCGTTCCAATACGGGGCGGCGGCATCTGCGGCAAATGCGTCGGCTCTGGCAGGTCTTGGGCTGAAGGCGATTGCTACGACGCTGAACCAGTCTGCTCCGGTTTCGACCTTTAACACCAACTACACGACGGGTGTGAGCGACCGTGCCAAGGCGCTGATTTGGACGGGTGGTTCAGGAACCTTGAGCGTGACCGCTGCCCCGACCTTGGGCAACGACTGGTTTGTGCAAGTTCGTAACAACGGCACGGGCGATTTGACGATTGACCCAAATAGTTCAGAGTCGATTAACGGCGCTTCGACGCTTGTGTTGTCGCCGGG